AGTTGTGACTTGATTTCGTAGTTGACAGTCATCGTGCTTTTCTTTGTATATGAATATCATACAGCAGTCAGGGAAGTTTTGGAACAAGTCTGACCAGTTTTAAAACTGTCACATAGACCAATCCCCCGCATCCGTGAGGATACAGGGGACTCTGGTGATTTTTGCTCCGTTAGGTTGCTTGCTTCCTATTCAGTTAGAATGTGTCTACAGACCCTCCTAGCGTTTTGGTCGATTATTTCACAATCTGAAATGCATTGAAAGTATTCGGACACTTGGTCGTATTTTTGATCGATAGTTGCTTTTTCGTCCCACTTCCATGATGCTAGTTCATTACGAGAGATAAGATTACGCATAATAACCTCCGACACTGTATTATATAGTCAGCGTATGCTAACTTAATGACTTTTAGTTACATTGTTATCTAACTCAACATTCTACTAAATCCCTTAATCTTTTCAAATTTTAAGACCTCATCAAACTTATCCTCAAGACCAGTCTTGTGAGAGATGACAAAGATATTGGCATCCTTGATTACGAATCTAATAATCTTCAAGAACTCCTCTGTACCAAATCCATCGAGAGATGAATCAAACACTTCATCCATAATCAAGAGGTTAGTATTAACAGAATTCTTAAGTCTAGCAATCTCTCTCCAGGTAAAAAGTAAAGACAAGTCAACCCTCATCTTCTCTCCTTCAGAGAAAGAAGAATAGGTGAAGTCTTCGTGAATCGGAGTTTCAATAGTCTCGTTAAACTCTTCATCCAACTTAAAGTTGATATAAAAGTCCATCATCTGCAGATAACGATTGACCTGCTGATTAATGAGTGGTAGATACTTATTGATAATCTTTGCCTTAACTCCACCATCCTTGAGAAGATTATAGATAAAGTCTTGGTATGATACCTTGTCTTTTCTTTCAGCAAGATTATCGTATGTTCCCTGAAGAGATTCGTTTAGTTCTGCTAACTTCTCATGCTCAATACTTTGATTTTCGATTTCTGTGGTAATAGTTTGAATTTCTGATTCCAATCGACTGATTTGTCTTTGGAGTCCAGTGATTTCAGTATTGTTAGTAGAAATGCCATTAAGGGACGAACTCACCTCTTGGGATAGTTTTGAAAAATTGGATTCCCTCAACTCCTCATCTTTAATTGCTTGTTGAAGTTCTTCAAACCCCTTACGCAACTCTTCTGCTTTATCTTGGGAATCCTTAATTCTATTTACACGGAACGATTCTTCTATATCTTGACCACATGTAGGGCATACCGAATTGTCAGAAAAGAACTTATGATCCCCTACAAGTTTACCAATACGTTGTGACAGTTTACCTTTAATACCACCAAAATCTCTTAAACGTTTAGTAGCATTAGAATATTTCTCCATTTCATTTTTCAGGTCCTGCATCTGATTCTCAAGATCAAATCCATTTTGATAACGGTTATGGATGTTTTCTTCATAAGAAATAATCAGTTGCTTTTTCTTATCAATATCATTTTTGGTCTGACTCTCAATCTTACTGATAAATCCCCTCTGCATCTCAACTTTATCCTTCAAGGATTCTTTCTTAAGATCAAGAGTTTTGATTTCATCTTTAAGAAGTCTGATCTTTCCTTTGACAATATCATTCATTGAGGAGAAGATCTTAATATCCAACAGGTCTTCTACAACCTCTCTGCGACTTGATACAGGAAGTTGCATGAAAGGAACAAAGGTACTGCTACCTAGAATAACAATCTGCGTAAATGACTTGTAGTTCATCTTCAAGACATTTTGCTCTAACCACTTCTGCTGATCAATCGCAGAAGCATTCTGATTTAATTCTTCATCATTACGGAATATCTTAAAGATATTTGGTTTAATGCCACGTTCTACCTTCCATATGATACCGCCAATGTCAAACTCTATTTCTACAAAACAGTTCTTCTCATTAACACTGTTGACCAGTTGTCCCTTATTAATCTTACGAAAGGACTTACCATATAAAGAGAAAGTAAGAGCATCCAGAATAGTTGACTTACCAGCGCCATTCGATCCAATAATTAAAGATGTAGACTTTCTATCAAGATGAACAGTAGTGGGTTGATTCCCGGTTGATAAAAAGTTTTTCCATGAGATAGTCTTAAAGGTAATCATTCGCGTTATCAGGGGGAATCACAATGTCATTTCTAGTAATCACAGTATAGCGATGGTCATGCATTTCGCACGTCTTGATCATCACTTCATCTTCTACTTCTAGCACATGCATCTCTGGATAGTCAAGATCTTCCAGATGCATCGCATATCGCATGGCATCATCTTCTTGGTCGAAAATATAGAGAACTTGTTCTCCGTCATCATCTACGACTGAATATGCTCCGTCTTTCTCTTTGCCTGCGACAGTAATTATAAACATCAGAAAATTAATTCACAAGCCTCTTGATATGTTGATCTCATGAAATTTTTGACCATAGACTTATCAAGACTAATGTCTGCTTCTTCAATATATCTATCAAGAATAGAAAGAGTATCTTCTGTCTCTAATCCATCTATGTCTACATCTTCATCATTGAGAACAAAGTTTTCAACAATCTTTAAATCAGCAACATTTGAAGAATACAACTTATCAATAAACTTCTCAAATTGAACACTATCAGACTTCTTGCGGACAATAACTTTGACAATCTTACCTTCGTATTCTCTAGTGTCAAAAAGTTGGTGATCAGTATCTTCGTAATAGATTATCTTGAACAGAGTGTATGGATTATTGATGGGAGTATGCTCCATCGTCTCTGTATCAAAGAGGTGAAATCCACGAACATCATTTACATCATTCCAGAACATCTCATAAGGATTACCTAGGTAGAAGACTGTTCCATCATCTGATCTTGTATGGTAATGACCCGAAAATACCCGCTGGAACTTCTGATATAGTTTGCTTTCCATACCATGCTCCATGACGCATCCACGATGAGCTCTAAATCCTTGGAGTTCAAGGTGCCCCATCGCACACTTGCTAGTTGAATTTTTAATAGATTTAATAGTGTCCTTTTCATTATCTTCACATATCCAGGGAATGTACAGTATGTTTAGATTGCCAATCTTGACTTCCTGTGCCCTAGAATATGTAATCACATTATCATACTCTTTTAGCAACAACTCGATTGCGTTAATAGAATTAGTATTCTTGTAGTACGCATCATGATTGCCAACCATCAGATCCATTGTGATGTTCCTCTCTTTTAGAGGTTCAAACACAACACGCTTTGCCCAGTCAAGAGATTTAAACTCAATTCCCTTTCTACTATCAAAAGCATCACCCATATGAATTACATGAGTGATGCCCATCTTGTCTAGAGTAGGAAAGAATACATCTTTATAAAATTTCTCAAAGTAATCGTGAAAGAGTTTAGACCCTTTACGAGCACCATAATGAGTGTCAGTGATAATCGCTACGAGCATCAGTTACGAAGTTTGGAATGAACAGCGTCCTTGATGGAATTATAGTCCGAATAATTCTGGCTGTCAATCTCATTGGCGTCAAACACCTCATCAAAGTCAGTCTTCTCAAGAATCTTGTTCTTAATCTCCAACTGCTTCTTCTCTTGCTGAATACGTCTCAAGAAGGCATAGTAGATGATTTGAGTAAAATATGCGAATGGGTTCTTTGATTTCTCTGGATTAAAGTTATGAACGTATCTAACACAATTCTCAATACCGTCACAAATCATGTCATCCTTAAACATGTAGTTGACAAAGTTTGGTTTGTACGATAGATGATTGGCAATCTTCAGGAAGCATTCACCGATGTACCTAGGGATGGGTGGTTTAGGTTGATCATTCAACTTTGCTCTTGCTACTTGAGCGAAGTGCAACTCCAAAGCATTAAGGAAATCTTTATTATTAACGTAATGTTCTGATTTCTTTGGTCTCGGCATAACCCCATAAGCATTGTTAACAGCCATAATATGTTTTAATCCGTTTCACTTATTATAACAGATTAGAAGGCACTTGACAAGATACTCAATACGGTATAGACTAGGTTTGTCGCCTTTGAAGAATAAGTTCTAGCTATTATTATAGAGTTTCTCTAAAACCTCTTTAGCTTCATGGACAGAAGCCAAGTATCCCATCTTCCTATCTAATTTAGCAAAGTTCCCTTTACTCTGTTTACGAATATAATCTTGATAGTATAGGATCATTTCAATATCTTCTGATTCACTCATTGTCAAGACATCTTCTAGATTCATAATAAACATATCTTCTTTAGTTGTCTTTAGCCAAGGTTCAAAATTATATCCTTGTACTGTTCCTCTAACTTTAATTTCTGATACTACAATTGGATTTGATACCAATAGCATTGTCCTGTTGTCTTCTTCTGATGCTGCTACCTTACAGAAGATCTCATCACCACATTTAAGTTTTATAGTTGCGTAAAAATCATCTTCAATCATAGGCTATTCTCCTTTTCTAGTCTTTTATGTCAATTGATATAATGTCATAATTGAATTCTTCTTGAACGTAAATCTTAACTCTTTCAATAAAGTGATTAAGAGTATAATTTTTTCTTGATCCTGTGGTCAGATCATCAGCGATATCATATAGTTTGGCGCTTACCTTATCTTTGCCTTTGCGAAGGACTCTACCAATACTCTGTAAGTTCCGAATACGAGACTTGGATGGAGAGGCAAAAATTACATTATGCAGGTTCTTAATGTTGATTCCAGTTGAGAAGGTGCCGTAAGATGCGACGATAATTGCGTCTTTTTGTGTTTCCGTAATTTCTCTGACTAACTCACGATCTTCAGCATCAACACCACCATGAACGAAGAACACCCTTCTTCCTTCACTAACATTTTTATTTATCAATTCATAAAGGACCTTACCATGAGCCTCTACACGACTGAACAGTATCAGAGAGTTACCGTTCAGATCTATCGCTAGATTCTTGATAAAATTATTTCTCCTTTCATGACTAATTAAGAACTGAATCTCATCTTCATAAGTATCAAATTTCTTTGGTTTGTATTTTAAAACTAGACATTGAATATCAAGAGCGGCAAGGTGTCCCTCATCAATAAGTTTCTTTGTTCCTGTCACCTTATATGATGGACCAAACAGTCCCTCTAACACCCACTTATGCGTCTGTGTGCCGTCTAATGTTCCTGTGAACCCATATCTATACTTGGCATGATGTAACTTGTCCATAATACCTACAAGAGACTTACTCTTAAAAAGGTGCGCCTCATCGCCAATTACTACATCATACTCTTCAAAGAATTTTCTATCTAATTGATAGACAGATTGCCAGGTAGTAATAGTTACCTCATTAGTATTAACTCTCTCACGACCAGCATAGATTCTGTGGCAGTAGTTTTCAGCATCCCATCCATAATCTTGGAAGTCTTTATACATCTGCTCTACCAAGGACGTTGTAGGCACCACTAATAGAATCTTTTTGCCAGCATTCGCAAAGAATCTAACAATAGAATAAATCATGAATGATTTACCAGATGCCGTGGGAGATATGAGAAGTTTTCTATTGTATCGTAAAGCATCAGATACTGCTTCTATCTGATAGTCTCTGGGTTTTAATGGTGTGATAGATGCCATGAAATCTTTGACACCTTCAGGACTCACCATTTCATTAACTTCAAATGGTAATCCATAGAACTTATTAGGTTCAAATTTATATGAATAACCTGCTTTCTCGCAGAATGCAATTACCTTATCAAGTAATCCAACATAGATTCTTTTTGTCCTAATATCAAACAGATGAATCTCTCCGTTCCAATGCCTCTTACGGTATTGAGGCATGAACTTCATATTCGGTACTTCAAAAGTAAACCTATCACGTAGTTCATACTCTACATGTGGTTCAGTTTGAATTTTTAGATATACTTCGTTAACCTTTTCAATAACCAGGTCAGCCATAATAAAATCTCACCTAGAGATATTTATTAACTGTTTGTAAACTGATAATCTAGTAGCATTCTTTGAAACTGGTCTCTCATAGCCCACATATGTTCCTGCTCTTCATATGGTCTAGCAGGAGAACCTGGCCAAACTCTGATGGATTCTTTTACGCAGTAATGTAAAAGACGAACGTCATCTATTGTNACGTTCATACTGTAGTCGTAAACTGGTTCTTCTTGGTTCATCCTAGTCCTGAACTAAACCGCATGAATTCAATAGCATTCTTAATTTGATATGTACGATTACCGACCTGCTTAAGTATCTCTTCAAGATATCTTAAGGTTGTTTCGTAGTAATCGATTTTAAGATTACAATTTGATAATTTTTCATCAGCATCAAGATACTTTTGCATCGTATCCTTATCTCTTATCTTCTTTGGAAAAGGATTTTCAATGTATACTTCTGGGTCTGATTTGCCAGAGAAGTATTCGTATCGTTCGTGTCTAATATTCTTTCTTTGCTGTTCCGCCTTCTTACGAAGAAGCATCACAGTATTGTACATTTGATAATATTTAGCATGAAGAATGGGAATATTTAAAGATTCAGTATGTAAGTTATCTGGATCAATTTTTGAGTCACTTTCCCACATGCTTTGAATTGTCTCCAAATCAATCATAATTAATCAGGGCAGCACCCCACAGATTCAATGTTGTATATATCATACTTGAAGGACACCTCTGCTGTAAAGTACTGTGTGTCCGGTAGTGTAGCATCAAACTGAATAGTTGACAAGGAGTATGGGAACATGTTCTCAAATGTAACTTTGAAGTTAGGATTCATCAGAGAATCATATACGATCAAAGTTCCATCAGAGTAAATATTCAACCCATCATTCAAGTCTGGTCTTGAAATTCCTTCTGATTCATTTTGAAAATTATAAATTTGATCTATAGTTTCTGGAAATCCAATACCACGAATCCAATTTTGACATTCAAGATAGTTCTCAAGATTTTCATCAACCATAAACTGAAGTCTAAGATCACCAAAGTCAATGATCTCTCCAGGTTGCGGTAGATTCTTTAATGCCTGTGTTGGTTGAATCGTTGTACCAAGTAAGAGTTCTGGAATATTAACAGCATTACCAAAGAAAGCAATCTTAGGTGCTCTTGAAATAATCATCTTAAACCCAGAGGGTTGTAAGAAGTTTCTATCAGCAATCTGCTTTAACTTTGTCTTTCTGTATAGACTATTACCTCTTATGGGTTGTCTAATTCTAACTTGAGCAGCAGTGCTTAATGGATTGAGACCACTACGACTAGGATTCGTTGCCATATTCTTTCTGATTATTTATCAATAGACATAAAAAAAGGAGACCCGAAGGTCTCCAAGAAATATGTGAACCGTGATCACATGAGGTTCTTGACGGCAACGCGACGATAGTAGCGGTTGCTGTTGACGCGGAGGCGTCCAAGACCTTGATTGGTTCCTTCTGCGAATGGGTTTGCGACGATGCCGTAGCGCGTCTTGAAACCAATTTTAGGTTGGAAGGTGTCCTCTCCAACGGCGCGAACCATCTGAAGGGGAACGTAAGGACAGTAGAACAGTCCAGCGTCATAAGGCGAAGAACCTTTATAACCAACGACGTAATACTGATTACCGCCGGTAGCGTTACCAGGTGCCAGGTTAGCAGCATAGGGGTCGATGTAGACGCGGAACTTGCCGTTAATCGTACCAGCAAAGGTATTACCGGTGTCATCAACGTTCAAGTTGCTGTTCAATGCAGGGGTGTAGTCCAGGATTCCTGCCATGGTCAGTGCGGAGGCAACGTCTGCCGAGCACATAACCATGTTGCCCTTTCCTCTACGAGTTCTTTGTGCGATGGCGTTAGCATCACGCTCGATTTGGAATAGAAGTCCTTTGAACTTCTCAACGGACCAACGACCATTGGAGTCAACGTCCAGGTCGAATACACCAGCAGTAGCGGTGTTAGAAACAGCACCTTGCTCAGCGATCTTGTAGATCGTTCTGATGACTTCTCTGTTGATCTCAGCGAGGATCTCAGTAGAGAGGATGTTAGCAAGTTCTGCTTCAGCGTTAAGACCGTGAATTGCCTTCAGGTCTTGTGCCAGTTCCAAGGAGTACTCTGCTTTCAGAGCTCTTGACTTGGCGGTTACAGTGACTTTCTCAATCGAGAATGCCATCTGGTTGAACTGATTGCCTGTGCCATTGCCCAGGTTCTCAGAATCGCCAGTGACCATTCCCTGACCGACATCATAGGCGGTAGAGGTAGCGGTTCCGACAGGGTTGAGGACGGAAGGATTGGTGCCCGAACCTTGTGCGGTTGTACCCAGACCAGCGTTAACGTCTGAGAAACCAGCGGTCAAGTTAAGACCATCATCCTGACCGGAGAATGCGGTATCTACTTCATCGAAGAAGGTTTCATTGCCGCTCTGACTTGCATAGCGGGAACGCATTGCGAAGATAAGTCCAGTAGGACCGTTCATTGGTTGAACGCCAGCCAAGTCATAAGCGACCAGGTTAGGCATTGCGCGTCTGATCAAAGAGATCAGAACGGGGTCGAAACCAGCAACAGGACCGGCCGATTGACTATCAGCGCCACCAAATCCACCAGACGCACCAGCAGCGTTACCGCTATTGGTGGGGGTTTCCATCAGGTTAATACCTGTATTAAATGCTGATTCCTCTTTGAGGAATTTTTCTTGGTTCTCAAGCAGGACAGCGGTTACAGCTCTTCTGTGGGAATCTTTGATTTGATCAAGACCCTCATAGTCGAGGAGAGGACTCCACTTTTCCTGCAGATGCTCGGATTGGAACATTTGCTTTTACCTTTAAGTTACAGTTTTGTTTGAATTAATAATAAATTCAAGAGTTTCTAAATGCACCCAGTGCCTTCAGATATGAATCCATTCCTGCTTGTACAGGAGCATCAGTCGTATCTACGCCCTCAGAAAGGGTTTGAGGTGCGGATGCTTTAGCAGCGGGAGTGTTTCTAGAGAAGTAAGACTCCTTTAGAGTTTCCAGCTTTTCACGATATTCTTCTTCACTTTCAAACTCAACACTTTCGGCAAGTGAAGCGAGCTTCTCTTTCTGAGTGGACGCGAGTCCTTCAGAAACTTGATCAAGAACAACATCGGCAGTGGACTCAGCGAGTCTCTTATTCAGTCCGATGTTCTTGTCGATCTGCTCATTGAGCTTGGTTTCCATTTCATCAAGTTTTTCTACCATGCTTTCCAGCACATCATATTTCTCTTCAGGGATTGTTACATAATGTTCTTCAAAAAGACCCTTCATTCCAGAAAGGAATGATTCGGTCATTTCAGTCTTAAGTCCAGCCTCAACAGCCAGTTCGTTCTCGGTCATCCACTCTTCGCAGACGTACTCAAGATACGCATCGACTCTCTCGGTCAGGGTGTCTTTAAGACCTTCTTTTTCTTCAGCAAGTCTTTCGGCATACTGAAGTTCCAGGGTTTCCTGGACTTCTTTAATTTTAGAATTAAGAGCGGCTTCAAAGATAACCTTTGCTTTTTCTCTGAATTCTTCGGAGAGTTCTTCGCCACCGAGGAGAGCGTTAACGTCTTCTTCGACGTTATACTCTTCTACAGTTTCTTCTTCGGCAACGATTTCATCAGTAGAAGTTTCCTCTTCTTCAAGAGTTTCCTCATCTACTTCTGATTCTTCGCCGTATGTATTCTTTTTAGATGAATCCATTGCGTCCGCTGCTTTCGCTCCTTTGTTAACTACATCCTTGACGGTTTTGATCTTAGGCTCTTTGAGCTTTGCAGAATCATCGTCGGACCTGTAGTTCTCGGGTGTTGGACCGCCCAGATCTTCGTAAGAAGGGGACTGACCTTCGCCAGGATTGGATAGCTTTGGCATCGCCTCGGCAGGCTTTGCACTAGCGTTCACAGCAGTTTTAGATTGCTCCATTTCTTGTAAATCTCCACGAGACATTTTACTCTCCGAATTAACCTTAATTAATCTATATTTATTTATAAATTAGAATCTTTTACAGATTATTGAGAAAATCATTAAAGAGACTAATTTTCTTCTCATCAAGTTGTTTTTGATCTACCAACGTGTTGATAGTTTTATATGTTTTAGCAGCTTGCTGCTCTCTAAGGATGCCGCCATCCCATACCCAATTTTTTCCTTCCATAATGCCTTCAACGAAAGCATCAGGAGCAGAAGGATCAGCAACAATGTCAGCAGCAGTTGAAAGCATAAAATCATCACCTACGATGTTTACACCTTCTCTTGTCTGCTTCAATGATCCGATTCCTCTTGAAGAAACACCAAGTTTAACTCCCTCACCAATGAGAGACTCTGCAATCTTACCCATAGGAGTTGAAAGGATTTTTGCTTTACCAATAAAATTGGTGCCACTTTCCTTGAGCGAAACAATCTTGTGACTGACGCGATCCAGATTAACAGTTGGGCCATCTGGATGTCCGAGTTCTCCAAGAGCCCTCCCAGCAGCAACATGATTCTCTGTGTATCTCTGGACTTCTTTTCTCAAAGTCTCCATGGGATACATACGACCATTTCTGTTCTTGAGATCTCCCTGTAGGAAGATACCCTCAATGAACATATTCTTTTTACCGTTGCGTTCTTCAACGATAAAATCAACTGTTTCGATTTCTTCTCTAATGAGTTTCATTGGTTTTTTCAGGAAACTTGTACTTGTTGGATATATGCTTTGCCAGATCCAGTCTCTGCTTTAACAGCGACTTTGATTGACTTTCTCAATTGAGTCCAGTTATTAGGATCAAATGTATCTGTTACCGAGGATGAATTGTAATCGATCACAATTCTCGTATTGTAAAATCCAGCAGAACCATTTGTTTGGTCAATAGATGATACAATTTTATGAGCAAAATTAAAGTTAGATTGTCCAGCGGTCAATGTAACCGCATCACCTACGGCAAAAGGAGAACCTGTTCCCTCTGGGAAATCAATTGTAGTTGTAGTACCAGTGAGAATTCCAACAACTCTTTGTGCTGCTGGGAAACCAATAGCAATCTCTTCAGCACCACCAGAGGGAGTAACATAAAAGTTCTCATTCGTCGCAACTGGGTTAGTTCCAATTGCGACGTAGCATCCAACAGTTTCCGCTACAACTCTGATATTCTCAACCTGTTGCGAAATAGCAGAAGATTGTGCAGATGATGTAGATGTCGCAATTACTGTGTTAATGCCTACTGGTTTGATGGCCATTATCTTAAATTACAATAAGTCCTAAACAATATTTATTATACTTCTTCCTCTGGGTTATCATCCACTTCAATCTCTACTGGATTATCAAAGATAGATGATGCCACTTGAGGACGAATATTTGTAATTCTGTCTGCCGATTTAGCAAACAAAATATCTTTAATTTTGTCACTAACTTGAGTCGGAGACTCATCAGCAACAAGCAAATCCATTAATTCTTCCATTTTGTATAAAATACTTGTGTGTTGTTATTTAGATTTCACCACCTTTTGGTGGTTTAATCTCAGGTGTTGTTGGCATTGGAGGTGCTGCCATAGCATCAGCGGAAGCACCAGGTTCTGGTGGTAAAGGTTCACCAGTGACAGGATTGATTCCCATCTCCTCTGGATCAGGAATCATTCCAGAATCAATTTCCTCTTCAATCAACTTATCCTGCTCTTCAATTTCTTGATCAGACTGACGTAGAACATTTCTTCTGATATAATCATTAGAAAAATACTTACCAATATATGGTTCGTACAGTTGAGCAAGGTTGATTCTTTCTGTTGATAGTTCTGTCTCTTTTAATTCAGCAAAGTGGTTGTCATATAGGAAATCATATTGAATATGATCTGCCATAGTTTCCCAATCTTCGGGAGTGACAATGTTCTTCAGAATTAGTTGAGTTTTCAACATGTCGTTAAACATGTCCGAGAATCTCTTTCTCAACCTGCCAACAAATTTAGAAAACTTAACCTCATCTCTTAAAATTTCAGATGAACGACCCATTGAAAAACCAGTATCACCTTGGATACGACTTTCGGGAACGTTTAGTGCTCTATAAAGTTTCTTCTGGAAGTAGTTAATATCAGTAATCTCACCAAGATTCTGACCACCAGGAAGTGTAGTGATTTCAGTTCCTCTGCCACCTTCTCTTCTAGGTAACCAGAAATCTTCCATCATAGACATAAACTTTTTATCATCTCTGACTTCACCAGTATTAGCATCATAGACAAGCTTGTTTCTATAACGCATCATAACGTCACGCAGATACTGTTCTGCCTTTTGCTTTGGAAGATTACCAACATCAATGTAGAAGATTCTACGTTCTGGTGCTCTTGATAAACGATAAATGACGAGAGAATCCTCAATCATCATTAACTGATTGAGTGGTTTGATTGACTTATGCAACCAAGACAATGTAGTTCCTTTATTTCTATCTACCAAACCAGAAGTACAATAGGTGACAGAATCGCGTGTCATTCTGACGCCTTTGGTACTTTGATTGACAGCACCATATCCACCAGTAGATGCTGAACTTCCTGGATTATAAACGAAAAACTCTTCAATCTCTGGGAAATTAAAGGTAGCAGGATTGTCTCTATCTAGATTATTTCTTAAATTCTGGACACCATCCTTACCTTTTTTCTTCAACTGACGAACATAACGCATTTTGGATGAGTCAATATATCTTAACTCCTGAATACCATTTTGTGGATTCTTCTGGTCAATAACTTTATTATAGTAAAGTCTTCCATCAATATACCAATTGCGGAAGATTTCGTGTGCCTTTTTATCAAAATCAAGCAGTTCTAGGATATATCTAAATTCATCTCTTACTTTCTTTTTGATACCATCACTAGCTTTTAGATTAGACAGTTCAATTGAAATAGGACTGTCATTAGTGTCTGATACAATTGCTTCATTAACAACATCTTCAATCGCACTATCGCACTCTGGATATAATGCCATCGAGCGATATCGTCTAATTAAATCATTCTCATTCTTATATTTTCCTTCGATATCAACGTATGAACCATAAAAACCCGACGAGACGTAGTGCTCAGATCCATCTTGGTTAGAAGGTGGAATCGGAGATACTACTCCCGGCGGGTTCTTATCGTTATCTTCAATTGAGAATCCAAATAATCTCGCCATTATTAATAAGACTAGAAACGTTCGTTCTAGTTATTTATCACTGAATCAGTACCTGACCTCTAGCGCCTCTGTTTCTGTTCAGGGCGTTACCGATTGTGAAGTACTGAACCTGGAAGGTAACAGTAAATTCTTCAATCTGATCGGTGTTGTCATAGGACAGTTCGATAGCAGAAACTTCAGTTGGGAAGACATCAAAGAACTTGTAGTTTCTAAGTGTGGAAGATCTTCCACCTCTTCTGTTTCTCGTTGATTCGGCAACTCTACCTCTACCCAGTTGAGTGACATAAGCGTCAGTCATATAGGATGATGGATTGGTAACACCAGTCGCATCATTCAACTTACTCATGACGTTCATCCACTGCTCGAAAGCAGTTCTGAGTTGGAAGTCCTCATCATTGATGATGGTGACGGTCCAGGTATCGAAGGTTCTGTCTCCAGCAACCTTCAAGATTCTACCTCTGAAAGGAACGGGTACTTCAGCAATGGTGGAAGCAGGCAATTGAGCCGCTTTCGCCAAGAATTTAAAGGTTCCGTTTTCTCTTTTTCCACCATTTCTCCAAACTCTTCTACCAAGAGCAGCGGGGAATGATGGAATATTAACTTCAAATAGATTGGGGCGAGCGCCACCGCCCGCCAATCTGTTTTTGAATTGTGATAAGGTTCTAGTTTGTGGCATTGGTTTTTCCTCTTAAAAGTTTGATATTAGTAGATTAGGCTGCTGTGCCAACTACTTCATCAAATGAGATTCCAGACCTGGTTGCGACGAACGTCAGAGTGATGTAGTTAATGGATCTCGCAGGTGAGATGAAGATGTCCGCTCTGAATTCGTTGTTATCAACGACAGCAGGCGTGTTGTTAGTTTCATCACAAACAACTGTGAACTCTTCAATTCCTCTTTGTGCCTGAATATCTCTCAGGTAAGGAATGACAATGTTGACGAAGTTCTCTCTTGTTTCCTCATCGTTAAGTTCAAAGAGTTGATCATTTGCTGCTTCTTCAAGTGCTTGCTCGACTGTGAGGAACAGGCGGCGAACGTTGATTCTATCAAAGGCAGAACTGTAACTGAGACCAGTCTTGTCGCCAAATAGGATGACTCCTTGACCGTTCTGATTGATTACAGGGTTGATTCTATTACCATAAAGCACATCTCTCTGTGCCTTATTGGGATTGTATGCCAGTTTGACAGCATTGTTAATGTTGCCTCTTTGCTGACCAGCAGGTGAGAACCAAGGGAATGATTCAATGCTAGTTCTAACCATCAGACCCGCAATGTCACCATTCAAAGGAACATAACGGAACTCATTGTTGAATCTGTCATATGTATACTTATATCCACTATCAAATACCGCGTAGGACGAGGAAGTGATAGGTGAGTAATACTTGACCAGATTGTTAGTCTGTGTAGTTGTATTTGTTTCTCCAACAACATTTGCTCTGTGTGGAGAAATGACTGCCATACAGTCTTTTCTTAATTCAGCGATAGAGATAAGAAGATTTGCCTTCGCTTGAGACTGAAGTTCGGTTGAACCTCCAGGACCCATCAGCAGATAATCAACTGAGATTTCGTCTCTATTGGAGAAAAGGTTGTATGAGGTGTTAAGATCACCCAAGGTTCCCGCCATTCCACCACTAGCACCATAATCGGCACCACCAAGCAAATTGTAACCAACGTTACCAATTGCGGAGAACTGAACATCTCTTGCCTCTTGACCCCACAGACCATCACCTCTAGTTACAGGGGAGAAGTCAGTTGAGAATCCAGTTGCGACAGGAGTAGTTCCGTGGAAGGTATCTGCTGCCTGCGAGGGGTTATATCCAGGGAAGATCCAATTTGAATTAATTGCCAGATAGTTCTTATAGTAGTTCTTAAGAGGTGCATCTCCATCTGCTTCGGAGTCAAGTGCCTTCGACAAGAAAGTCCACGACTCAAGAAGATTACCAGCAATGCCAGTTACAGAACCAGTATCATCTACGACCGCAACGTGAATTGCGTCACCACCACCACCTCTTGAAGAGGAGAAGTTTGAATCGACAGGTTTTGGAGCAATAGTTTTCCAGAAGATTGCGCTATTATTGATCTGCAGTTTCTGCTGATCATACCAGTCTGTGGCAGAAGTAGCCGAAGTAGTTCCTTCTGAACCACCAGCATTATTGCGAATTGTAAGAACGTCTGCTGCTTCAAATGATTGAGCAGGATTGTTCTCTTGATATGAGATTGAGAACTCCGTTCCAGCAGTATTAACTCTGGAAACTACTTTAACATCAATTGTGCTATTGCTGTTTGTAGCATCAGTTGAAACCCCAGTAATGATGCCCTTGAGCATTCCATTAAAGCTTGTTGTTGTTCCTGCGCCAGGGATTGCTACAGATGAAAGTACTGCAGTAACACCATATCCAACAGTTATACCAAGACCAGCAAGGCTGTTGGTGCTGACTCCAAGAACTTGGTCTGCTGCGTTATCAATAGTACAAACTTTTAGTTGGTTTGCCCATTGACCAGGATTTCTACCAGCGTAGTAGTAAGATGTGGCAGAAGTGTAGTTCTCTTGATAGTCATCGTAACTCTTGATCTTCAGTGAAGATGAAGAACCGATACCTACACCCGCGTTTGCGTTGACTAGGTTGCTTCCATCTGTTCTTACAACACTCAAAATACCACCGTAGTTGAGGTACTCAGATGCNGTCATCCAGTATTCGTATTGTCTNTCATTACTCTGAGGAGTACCGAAAACATCGATCAACTCCTGCTGAGTTGTAATAGCAGTAGCTTCATCAATAGGTCCCAGTCTAAATGGACCAGCAATCGCTCCGATATTATCGAGAACGTTTTCTGCTCTACCTACTGTAAGATCAATTTCCCTGACTAATACGCCCGGAGATAATTGAGGAGTCGCCATGTTTCTCTCCTTAATGTCTCAAATTTACTATTAATATTTAGAGTTTTGAGGAGTTTCAAGGACGTGAACAAGACGTGAACACTAGGATTTCCTACTTTTCTTTATTCTATCTATTGTACATTTTTTACATTCATATGAATATGATGATGAGACTTGACCTTTATCTTTTCTAGTTCGATAAAATTCTTCTAATAGATTCTTTGTTCCGCCACAAGTCCGACATTTTCTTTCATTTAGAAAGAGATGATTTATATCGAATTGAGCGTCTAAATCCATTATTTGTAATCCCACATATAACTCATGTCTCCGTATTCGTCGGTATGCCACCTGTCTCCGTCATCATCCACAAAAGAAGTATCATCGAGTCCATCGACAATGAAACCGAAGGGTGCCATGTCTTGCTCGATTTGAGTCTTTTGTTCCTCGTATAATCGTTTTCGGACATCTTGATCTGTTAATTCCTTAAAGTAATCTTGTGCTACTAACCAAGCATAGATGACGAGACACATAGCAAGGTCATCATTACATCCCTCTTCTGCCTCAAATGAGTTATGCTTTGAGATGAAAGTGGTCAATTCTGAAATGACTTCATAATCGCAGAAGGTAAACTTATTCTCCTCAATCATAGTCTTCAAATTGAGAGAACCAACCTTCTTTACGGTCTTGGACATCTTGACACCTAGTTGGGTCTTTTGACCAGAAAATCCTTGTCCAACAACTTGACCTGCTCTACCTCTCATAGAACACATCAACAGATTTTGATATTCTAGATCATACTGTAGAATACTCGCTACCTGATCTCCTACATCATTAACCTCACATAAGATGAACGCTTCATTATAACTTTTACATACTTCATAGATGACACTAGGAAATAGCATCGGTTTGATATTATTATCTCTATATTTTGCTACAAGTTTATGAGGAAATTCTGTAATGTCAATCACAGTAAAAGCAGAGAAGTCCCCTCCAACACCTCTTGCTACGTCAACTGTACAAACATAGTCGTGATCTTTTATCACTGGTTGATATACATCTAATCCAGCATTTCTTTTAATTGGATTTTCATAAATTAATGTTTTGAGTTTACTAGGAGCAATCAGTGTGTCAACAGAACCTAAAAACTCGCACTCAAACTCAATTTTAAATTGTTGTTCAGATGTGTTCTTGATGGTTTGCTCTTTCCATTTGTCATCCCTACCTGGAACTTCTGACCAATGAACATCGGTTGGAACATATTCACTTCGACCTTTCTCCGCATCATGCCACATACGGTAGAAATGATTCATACCATGTGGTGTGGATACAATAATTACTTTCGTGCTTTGACCGGAAGTAATAGTAGGATAAACAGAGGCAAAGAAGGCATCTGCGATATGGTTTGGAACGAAAGCGAACTCATCGAGGAATAGGATATTGAACGACATGCCTCGGACAGCACTTGCAGATGTAGAAGCTGCCAGAATCTTTGATCCATTTTCTAACTCCAGAGAACCTTTGTTCCAAGATAGAATACCTTGCTGCATCCACTTGGGCAAGTTCTCATATGCAATTTGTAACCTACTTAAAAGTTCCCTGGCAGTCGATGCTTTGTTTGCTAGAATACCAATGTTTACACTATCATTGAAAACAGCATAGTGTAGAAGAAAAGATACCACAGTCGTAGACTTACCAGTCTGGCGTGGCATCTTACAAATATTAAATCTATTTGCGTGAAAATTATTAACTAACTTTTCTTGAAAGTCATACATCTTAAATGGTTGAAGACCATGGTCCAACGTCACAATTTTTACATAATGTGCCGCAAAGTATACCGGATCTTCCTTACACTTAAGATATTCTTGAATTTGATCTTTTGTAAATTCAATTTGGGTATTCGCCTTTTTAAGGTTTGGATTCCCAAGATAGATATTTTCAGACATAAAGAAGTGTTAGCAGTTCCAAGCTCTTAATGATTTATTTATTCTAGAATCAGGATCATTAGCGGTTTTAGAAGAAGTCAATTTAGATTTCATTCCTTTCATTCTTGCACAGAAGGATGCTCTTCTTTTGTTCCCCTTCTTTTTAGATGGTGCCTTCAGATCAGAACCAGGATTCTCTGCTTCATAAGANTTNCGTCCNTTTTCATTNAGACCTCCCTCTTTATTCTTACCAGACTTTTTTGTCCATGCTGCTGCCTCCTCGATGTCTTTATCGATGGCGTCTTGATATCCAGTGGTATCTGGACCAAGATTAGGAACAGACTCTTCATGAGTCATACCAACAATAATTTTATTATTTTTGGTTTTCTTATCCATATAATTAATGGATTGTTTTTGCTGGTCAGCATATCCTTTTCCTTTTGAAGGAGAAAGACGTTTTTCACCTGACTTTCTTTCGACAGATGCTGCTTTTCTCATTTCAGTATCTTGACCTTTCACCGCTTCAGTAACTTCAGTTTCTTCGGACATGTCAGGTACTCTAATATAGGTATCTTTGTTATCCAACATAGAAGCATCAAATCTCATGACCTTGGAACCAGGATAAACCTTGTCCATCGCTGCTTGAACTTGTCTCTTATTAGGTTGCTTGAGTTCAGGGAAGAACAACTTCATCATCATATACTTCCCTCTCCAAAGAAAAGATACGAGATAAACTTTTCCTGATTCTGATGGGATTCTTTCAATACCTTCACCAAGAGTCAATCTCTCAAGAATTCTGTCTTTCTCGGATTGAGTTTCTTCATTCTTGGGTACACAGTTGGGGACCATTTTGCCACCCTTTTTCTTCATACCAACTTGCTTATGAGAATCCCAACACTTCTCATCAAGTTCAACTTCTTCTTTCTTGGTCTTTGCCTTTGTTTTCTTGACGCAGTTTGGATATCTCTTACCAAACATAGTCTTCATGCCTTTCTTTTCATATCCGTCCCAACAAGCTTCAACAACTTCAACTTCAATACCGTTGGATTCCATTGCTTTAATTTGTACCTCTGAAAACTCAGGAAGTGCTAGGAACTCCTCATTCTTGGATGAGTTGCCCCAGTTTTTAGCACCCTTCTTACGGCATTTCACAAGAGCACCAGAGGCATAAGCAGATGGCCATACAGAATAGCGAGACTTGACCTTATGATAGCAGGCATCTTTGGTCCCACTACCCTTACCTTTCTTATCTGCTGCTTCGTTGACTTCCATTTCTTCCTTCCTGGTTTTACGGTCAGTCTTTACCATTGTTGGTGCTGCTGCTCCAGACTTACTTTGCTGTCCGGGATCTTCTCTTCTTTTTGCCGATTGTGCTGCCTTCCTTTCACTTTTAGACATGCTAGATCGCTTGGCAGATGATACACATTTAGGAACACCTTCACCAGGTTTATCACTAGCGCAAGAATCGCCGGTCACAACATTGACCCAACCTTTCTTGCCATCTTTTGATTTGGACTTCCCAAACCAATTCCTAAGTCCCTCTTCGTTAATCATCCCAATAAGTAAGAGAACCTCTCTTTATTTATCATCCATCAAGTGCTACAGTAAGACCAAGAGACATACCAGGCAGCGACTGCCAAGATGTGCCGTTGTAGAACTCTAACTTTTTACTGGTAGTGTTAAAAATAATTGCTCCTTCATTAAATGAACCGGCATCTCTTTGTGCTGTGGTGTATATTGGAGGGTAAAACGCAGTAGATGCTTTTAAGGTGGCAGCAGTTATGATGCCAGTAGTGTTGATAGAAACTGTTGTGCCAATCCCAACAGATGCTTGTTTTCCATCTCTATCACTAAAAACAACTTCTCCAGAAGTATCTTGATGTATTCTAACTGTATTGGCAGTGCCAATAATTATCTCATCAATGCCAGTAATTTTTCTCTCATTTGGATCAAGAGTAATTGATCCAGTACCAATAGTAAGAATGCCAGTAATTCTAGCATCACCATCAACTAATAATGTAGTATTACCATATCCAACATGAACAGTTCCAATGCCAGTACTAATTGTAGATGCACCAGAAACATTTACCCCATTTGATAAGACATCTATACCAGATCTTGCCGTAATGATTCCAATTGAATCTAAGTTTTTAATATCTTCTTTGGTGATAGTACCACCAACACTTAGATTGCCAGTGAACTGAACATCACCTACAACATAAAGCGACTTTCCTGTTACAGCAGATGAGGTATTAATTCCAACAGATTTGTTAGTAGAAATACCAATGCTATCAGTGTGCCAAGTTCCTCCAGCACCAACATTGCCACCACTCGCTACTATCCACTTATTATTAGGGTCATCCCATTTTAAAATATAGTTGTTTTGTAAACCAGTGATATCAACATCATCAAGATCTTTGATAAAACCTGCTCCACCACCACCCATCGTTGATAGTTGAGTGGTAATCCTATTAATAAAAAGTCTGTAATGATTTGATAGATCATCAAGAGTCGCAAACTTTTGATCAAGTGGCGTTAATGCGTCAGTTTGATTTCCTGCAGTCTCTTTTTCGCTAGGAGGTTCATTAAGAAGGTAGTTTTCCTTTAATATTTTTTGATCTT